CCTGAAGGCATAACTCGCCCAAGGTATAAATACACTTGGAGTTGGAATCCTGACGGCTCAACAGGGCTTACATACGGCGGGGATAAGATTCACACTCGAAGCGGATACCGCTGGAAGCATCCTGTTCACGAAACTTTAACGCCCTCAATTGAGGAATCTCAGGCTTGGATTGATTTGGAAATTCATCATCATCCTGATAATGATAAATCTCGCGGGCAATATTACCCATTGTTGCGCCTTGCAATTCAAGAGGACCCCGACAATGATCGCAACGCCTTCTATTATGCTCGCGAACTATTTTTTAACAATCATTGGACTGAAGCAATTGCTCAGTTTAATCGCCATCTAGCTTTACCTAAAGCGGTATGGAAACCTGAACGAGCTGCTTCGATGCGCTATCTCGCCAAAATGGATCACGAGAATCAGGAAAGTTGGCTATTAAAGGCAATCGCTGAATCGCCTATAAGCCGTGAACCAAGAGTTGATTTAGCCGAGTATTACTATTCAAAAGGTCAATGGCTTGATTGCTATGCAATTGCCCATTCTGCTTTGAAAATAACTCAACAACCTCTTGAATATTTGGTAGAATCAGATGCTTGGGGGTATTTGCCCCACGATTTAATTGCAATTTCGGCATACAATCTAGGTAACAATAAAGAGGCTTTAGAGCAAGGATTAAAAGCAGTTGAATTAGCACCGTGGATTGAACGCTTGAAAGAAAACTTGGAGCATTACAAAGGAGCAATAAATGGTTGATATGAAACCAAGAAATGTTGCTACTGCTCAAATATATTATCGAGAATCTACTGATTCAGGTATTACTCATTATTTATACAATCAAGCGCAAGTTAAATATAACGAACCTTTAGTTTCATATAATTATTATTCAAGTCGTGGAAATGCAAATGTACGCATAATCGCAACACCAAATATGAAATTCAATCCAGTTTCAGCCGGTAGCAAGGTAACTATAATTTCTCGAGTTTTAGCAACACCAAATATGAGAGGTAGATAATGGCAGTTTATGATCTAGGCGATGTTGTTGCTCTTGGAGTAACAATCACCAATACTGCAGGCGCTCCTGCGAACGCATCCTCTGTTGTTGCGACCATCACCGCACCCGATGGAACTACATCAACTCCAAGTGTTACCAATTCGGGAACTGGTCTTTATGATGTCAGCTACACGCCGACAACTTCAGGTCGCTATCTAATCCGTTGGGTTGCCACAGGTACCAATGCTTCTGCTTATCAAGATGATTTTACCGTTCGTGACGGCACCCATTTATCTATCGTGGCGCTAGATGAAATTAAAGCTCACCTTAATATTCCCGCCACTAATACCGATCTTGATGAAGAACTGCGCCGATTTGTAGATGCTGCAAGCGACTTGGCTGAAAATTATGTTGGTTGCGTTCTAGGGCGCCAAGTCTTTACCGATGAATTATATGATGGCAATACCGATATTATTCGCCTTCGTAATCCTCGCGCCATAAGCATTACTTCAGTTTATGAAAGCAATCAATTGATTAGTTCAGACAATTATTCACTTGATCCAACTGGGCAACGCCTTTCCCGCATCACTACAGGTTCAATTTCAGGTCCTAATTATTATGGCATTTGGGCACCGGGCGCTAACAATGTAAAAATTTCTTATGTTGCAGGTTTTACTAATCCACCTGCAGCAGCCAAGCAGGGCGTTCTTGAAATCGTGCGCCATTTATGGCAGACACAACGCGGAGCAATGAGCGTAATTTCTCGCAACCAATCAGGTGATGATTTCTACCCTGCAAGCACTTACTCCTTACCTCGCCGAGTGATGGAATTACTTGATCAAATGAGTTTGCCGGGTATGGCGTAATGACTACCGCAGCATTTCCAACTCTTGTTTCCAACATAATTACAGCTCTTAGTGGAGCATCTTCGCTTTCAAGCGTTCGCATTTTTGACGGACCTGAAATTGATGAGACATATCCGGGAGATGCAATTGCAGTCGGACACGATGGCAGCGAAGATGGCGATGTAAGCGTTGCCACAATCCGCAATTCTTATGATCAACTTGGCGCAAAGAAAATGTTTGAAGATGGCATTATTAATTGCTCATTATGGGCTTGGGATGGCACAAGCGATCTTGCTTCTCGCCGAGTTCGAGCTTATGAAATCCTTTCAGCGGTGGATACAGTAATTCGCCTTGATCCATCATTTTCAAGCGCTTGTTTATACTCAGGGCTTGAATATCACAATCCAACCTACCGTCAAACCAACGCAGGTGCGGTTGTGATCATTAATTTCACGATTGCTTACCGAGCAAGAACATAAGGAGATAAAAATGGCAAAGGTAAAAAACATCTCGCCTTTGGGCGATGTAGATGTTCCTGCTTTGGGGCTTTCGGTCAAAGCGGGGGCAACAATTGATGTAGCAGATGATGTTGCTGCTTCATTATTAGAACAAAAAGACAACTGGGCACCTGCCGACAAAGCAGCAGCCTCAATCACCCCTGAAGGAGAATAATTATGGCAATTGGCTCAGGTATTGGTTCCCAACTTGGAATTGCAACTGAAACAACATTCAACACCCCTGTAACAGTCACCCGCTTTTATGAATTTACTAATGAAAGCCTTAACTACAATAAGACAACTTCGGTTGGTCTTGGTCTCCGTGCCGGTGGACAACTTCCACGCTCACAGCGCCGTGTAGTTACAACAAGTGATGCCACAGGAGATATTAGCCTCGATCTGCCAACAAGCGGATTAGGGTTACTTCTTGCTCACGCAATGGGTTCATTCCCAACTAAAGCTTCGGGCGCATTTACATTCACCCTTGGCGATGTTTATACCAAGTCATTTACGGCTCAGGTTGGCGTTCCACAATACGGCGGCACCGTTACCCCTAAGACAATTGGTGGATGCAAAATTTCATCTTTTGAACTTGCTGTAAGCAATGCCGGAATCGCAACAGGTCGCTTCTCTGTTGATGGTACCTCATTCACAACTGCTACATCTCTTGCTACAGCCTCTTATTCAGCTTCAACTAACCTATTCCACTTTGCTCAAGGTGCAGTAACAGTTGATGGTTCATCGGTTGCCAATATCAAGGATTTCACCTTGACAGTTGATAACTCATTAAAAACTGATCGTTACAATCTTGGTTCTTCAGGAATCAAGGCAACTCAAGTAATCAATGGTTTCCGCAAGATTTCAGGCACAGTTACTGCAGAATTTACAGATACAACTTTGCTTGCTAAGTTCCTTGCAGATACAACTACTGCTCTCGGTCTTACCTTTACAAGCGGAAGCGATGCTCTTGCCATCACAGTTTCAGCCGTTAAATTTGATGGCTCAGCGCCACAGGTAAGCGGTCCTGAAGTTATTGATGTCAGCTTCAATTTTGAAGGATATGACAACGGAACAGATGCACCGCTAACAATCGTTTATACAACTGCGGATGCTGCTCTCTAAATGGCAGATTCTTTCAAGGTTGATGATAAAGAGTTAATTTCCTTCTATAAGGCGCTAACTCAATTTGACCCTGAATTAAAAAAGGCTTTGCGTAAGCGTTTGCTTGATCTTGCAAAGCCTATTGTTGCCGAAGTTAAACAAGCCGAATTAAATTTGCCATCTAATCGAGAACTAGGGGGCACCCGTAAGAAAAAGGGTGCCCTTCTAGGCTTTCGTGCTTCATTGGCGGCAGCAACTAAGGCTGATTTTAACGGTACAGGTCGAGGCGCAGCTCTACACGTTCGTGTATCTACTAGCCGATTCCTAGCCGTATCGGGCAGACCACGCACCTTGCCTTACTATATGGAAGGTCGCAGGAAACGCGCTTGGCGGCATCCTGTTTATGGCAACAAAGATATATGGGTAACGCAAAAACCTAAGCCATTCTTAGGTGAGGTAGTATCACGCAATAAACCTGCATTTGCTTTGGCGGTTGAAAATGCTGTCAATGATGTAGTTAAAGAAATTCAAAACAAGATAAAATAGGGGGAAACAATGGCACTAACTGTTCGCGGTAAATCATATCCATCGCCTAATGAAGGCGATCAACCGGGCTTGCTAGGCAAAGAATTAATGGCAATTGAAGATGCTTTCGGCATCGATGCCCTTACTCTATTTGGCACCTTGGAATCAGATAAGCCAAGCACTCTGCCGGGTTATACCAAAGCAAAGGCTTTTTACGCACTTGCTTGGATATGTATGACAAGAGCTGGTGAAATTCTTTCAATTCAAGATGTTCTTGATGAATACTCAATTGATGAATTTAGTGAAGAGGAAATTGAAGTAAAAAAAGAACCAACCGTCTCATCCGAGGCGGTACCCGAGCAAGAATAAAAAGTCATTTACCACTTTTGATGCACACATATCCAAGCATTACGCCTTGGAATGTGGGCGATTTAGAGATGGATTTGATCAATGATTTGATAGCGGCAGCAACAACCAAACCTGAAGCATAAGGAGACAAAGTGGGTAAAGATTTATCCTTAACCGCCAGTTTATTCGGGCGCGATGTTTCAATGGGCAAGGCTCTTGGTGGCGTAGGTAAACAAGCAAAAAGTGCTACCAAAACTCTTGAATCAATGGGTCGCAAGGCAACGGTTGTATTTGGCGCTATCGCCGCTGGCGCTGTTTTGGCTGCTAAGGCTGCCGCCGAGGATGCCAAATCTCAGACAATCCTTGCTGGCACTCTTGAAAATTCAGCTCACGCAACCAAGCAACAAGTTGCAGCAGTTGAGGCATATATTGCTAAAACATCTCTTGCTGTCGGTATAGCCGATGATAAAATGCGCCCTGCTTTTGCTCGTTTGGTAAGAAGCACTCGAGATACTGTCAAGGCTCAATCTTTAATGAATACTGCGCTAGATATTACAGCGCAAACTTCTATTCCTCTTGAAGATGTAACTAATGCTTTGGGTAAAGCCTACAATGGCAATTACAAGGGATTGAATAAACTTGGTTTAGGTATAACCGCTGCTACTTTGAAAACTAAAGATTTCAACAAGATTATGGCAAGTGTTACTAAAACTGTTGATGGTTTTGCCAAAAAAGAAGCTAACACCGCCGAAGGTAAGATGCGCCGTTTAAAGGTTGCAACAGATGAACTTAAAGAATCCTTTGGCTATATGCTTTTGCCTTATCTTGAGAAAACCGCCAATGTTTTTGCCAAGATGATTCCATTCGTTGAACGCAATAAAACCACAATTGGAAAACTTGTTATTACAATTGCTGCGTTGGCAGCATCAGTTAT